ATAAAACTATAATTGTGAATAGAACACTATTAGTTGATGCTGATAATCTCTTTAAAATTGGTTTTCACGGGGTAAAGGAATTTTACCACAATGGAAATCATATTGGGGGCATCTTCCATTTTGTTAACACACTTAGACGTTTCCTACAAGAACACAATTATGATAAAGTGGTCGTCTTTTGGGATGGGGTTAATAACTCGTCTCAAAGACGACTTATTTTTGCTCAATACAAAGACAATAGACGGACCGAAACCAACGAGTTGAAGAAAGAGTCGTATGAGTGGCAAAAGTCTCGTGTGCGTCAATATATGGAGGAAATGTTCATACGTCAGGTGTGTGTTGACAATACCGAAAGTGATGACCTAATTGCTTACTACTGTCAAATTTCAAATGACGAGAAAAAAACAATTTTTTCATCGGATAAAGATTTAACTCAATTAATTTCGGATGATGTTGAAATATACTCACCAATTAAACACGAATATTACCGTAATGGTGATAAGATTAAAATCGGTGATTTATATATTCCACATCAAAATGTTGTCACTTATAAAATTTTAACAGGTGATAAATCAGATAATGTTGATGGTATTTACTTGTTAGGTGAAAAAACAGTTTTAAAATTATTTCCTGAGATACTTGAAAAAACGGTTTCTGTTTCTGATATTTTAACAACAATCAATAATTTGACTGAAGATGAAAAGAAACAAAAATCGATATCCAACATACTTGAAGGAAAAACAAAACGAGGTTCACTCGGTCAAGAATTTTTTGAAATCAACAAACGACTTGTTGATTTGTCCAACCCTTTAATATCTGAAGAAGGGAAAAAAGAAGTTGAAGATTATTATAGTGAGGAATTGGACCCAGATGGTAGGGGTCACAAGAATCTTATGAGAATGATGAATGATGATGGAATTTTTAAATATTTACCAAAAACAGATGATATGTGGGTGGAATTTTTACAACCATTTTTAAAATTAACAAGAAAAGAAAAAAAACGATTTAATATAAAAAACTAAAATTATGAAAGAACAAATGCAAGACACGACCAAGATGGAGTTCTTAATGACGTTGAACAACAACATCATTGTGCAAAGATTTTACAACGTAAAAGGTTATAACCCAAAGGCTCGTAGGAGTTTGGAGGTTTCTAATCTTTTAAGAATTGTTGGTGAAATTGTTGAAAACAATCTTAAAATAAAATCATTGGTCTACATGGTAGATAACCAAGACCAAATTATGATAGACCCTAAAATTTTAGAGACATCAAATACGGATGCTCCTGAGTACTTTAACATCTATGTTAGAATAGGAGATGAGACAATTTGTCATAGAATTGTAGATGCTAAATTGTACCCTCCAAAGGTCAGATATACCGTAGACATACGCCCAGAATTAAAAAGCATACTTACTGGACTGACTGACATTTTTTCAGATGAAGATTTAACTTATAGATACTTGAATTATCAGCTCGCTTAACAGTATTTATAAATCCAAGCACACATTAAAAATTAAAAAAAATTATGTCAAACGATAAAAATTTCGGTTATTTAGGGAACACATTTCAAATTCAATTATTAAATAATATTATTCTCTACAAGGACTTTGCCACTTCTATCGTTGACGTGTTAGACCCCAAGTATTTTGATAATCAATATTTCCGTCTAATCATGCAAATGATACGGGAGTATTATATAAAATACGAACACGCCCCAACCTATAACACGTTGGAACAAATGACCAAATCTGAGATTTCATCACCAATGGCACAAAAAATGGTGATGGATATGCTTGAACAAGTAAAAGAATCACCAATTGAGGGTTCTGACTACGTTCAAGAAAAATCTTTGAAATTCTGTAAACAACAAGAACTTCAAAAGGTTATGTCTAAGGCTCAGAAAATTATCGACAAAGGAGACTTTGAAAGTTACGACCATCTTGAAGAAATGGTACGTGAAGCTCTCCAAGTTGGTGAGGTTGAAATTGGTACTTCGGATGTATTCTCAAATCTTGACGAGGTTTTAGATGATGATTATAGACATCCAATACCTATGGGTATTCAAGGTATTGATAACCTACTAAAAGGTGGTTTGGCTAAAGGTGAGATTGGTGTAATATTGGCACCTACGGGGGTTGGTAAGACAACTATATTAACTAAATTAGCAAATAACGCGTTCAATTTAGGTTATAGTGTGTTACAAATATTTTTTGAAGACAATCCAAAAATCATCCAACGTAAACACTTCACAATGTGGACTGGTATAGCACCTGATGACTTATCAAATCATAGGGATGTTGTTATAGAAAAGGTTAAAGAAATTAAACTTAACACAAAAAATAAATTAACTTTGAAGAAGTTACCATCAGACACTATGACTATGAATCAGATTAAAAATCAGGTTAGGAAAATGACGGCTGAAGGTAATAAAGTTGATATGATTGTTTTAGACTACATTGATTGTGTGGTACCGGATAGGAAACTAGAAGATGAATGGAAGAGTGAGGGTTCTGTTATGAGGGCATTTGAGGCACTTTGCCATGAATTACAAATAGTGGGTTGGACAGCAACTCAGGGTAATCGTTCATCCATATCATCAGAGGTTGTTACTACAGACCAAATGGGTGGTTCTATTAAGAAGGCTCAGGTTGGTCACGTAATTATCACTGTGGCTAAAACTTTACAACAAAAAGAAATGAACTTGGCAACAATTGCAATTACAAAATCACGTTTAGGTAAAGATGGAGTTGTATTTGAGAATTGTAAATTTGATAACGAATTTTTAGTTATCGATACTGAACAAAGTGTTACTTTCTTGGGTCTTGAAGAACAAAAAGAAGAAAGAAATAAAAGTAGAATTAACGACTTGTTGAATAGAAGACAACAAAGACAAAACACAACAAATTAAATAAAAAATTATGGATAATTATATTTTTAGCATGGCACTAAAAGAGCACCGATATGTCATAAAAAGAAACGGTGAGACAGTCTTATTTGAATCTGAAAAGATTAAAAATGCGATTATTAAATCAATGGCATCGATTGATAAGATTGATGTTGAAATGGCGGACAAAATCGCAAGACTAACAACAAAAGGTATTTTTAAAGGTGATAAAGACCGAGTTCCTCATGTGGACGAAATTCATGACATGGTGGAAAATAAACTTATGGATAATGGTCTAAATGATGTTGCTAAAGAATATATCATTTACCGCTCAAAACACCGACCAAATATCTTTAATAAACGAACCAATTTAAAACCTTACGAGTATCCAAATTTAAGTGAATATGTGGATGCTATTAGACATTCATATTGGGTTCATACTGAGTTTAACTTTACTTCTGATATACAGGACTTTAAAGTACACTTGTCTGAGAAAGAACAAACTGCGGTACAAAGAGCTATGTTGGCGATTTCACAAATCGAAATTGCGGTAAAATCGTTTTGGGGTGACATTTACAAAAGACTACCAAAACCTGAGATTGGTAATGTTGGTGCAACTTTTGCAGAATCGGAAGTAAGACACGCAGATGCGTATTCACACTTAATTCAACTACTTGGATTAAATAATGAATTTGAAAATTTGTTAGAGGTTCCTGCAATTCGTAGAAGAATTAAGTATTTGGAAAAAACAATTTCAAATTCTAAAACTGTGGAAAACCAAGATTACTTTGAATCTGTTGTATTGTTTTCAATGTTTGTTGAGAACGTATCGTTGTTTTCACAATTCTTGGTAATCATGTCATTTAACAAATATAAGAATGTATTAAAAGGTATTAGTAACGCTGTTGAGGCAACATCCAAAGAAGAGAATATTCACGCAGGATTTGGTTTTGATTTGGTAAACATAATAAAAAAAGAAAACCCTTCTTGGTGGTCTGAGCAATTAGTTGAAGATTTAATTAAAGCAACTAAAGATGCTTACGAAGCTGAAGAGGAAATTGTTGATTGGATTTTTGAAATGGGCGACTTGACTTTTTTAACAAAAGCACAAACTTTAGAGTTCATCAAACATAGATTTAATATCTCTTTAAATTCAATTGGAATTGATAATATATTTGAAATTAATCAACCTTTGTTGGAAACAACTGAGTGGTTTGATGATGAAATTTTAACAACAAAACACACTGATTTCTTCAATAAAAGAAGTATCAATTATAGCAAGAAATCAAAGTCGATTACGATGAATGATTTATTTTAATTAAAATAATATAAAAAAAATGGAAAATAGAGAACCTTTTGAATGGATAAACGAAGAGTCAATAATATTTCTTCGTAGAGGATATTTGAGTGAGGGTGAACAACCCTTAGATAGAATTAGAACAGTTGCTGAACATGCTGAAAAAATATTAGGCATGGAAGGATTTGCTGAAAAATTTTATGATTATATGGGTAGAGGTTGGTATTCACTATCTTCACCTGTTTGGGCTAACTTTGGAAAAAAGAGGGGACTACCTGTTAGTTGTTTCGGTTCTAATGTTGGTGATAATATTGAATCAATTCTTTATACTCAAGCTGAAGTTGGTGAGATGAGTAAAATGGGTGGTGGAACCTCAGGTTATTTTGGTAACCTTCGAGGTAGAGGTGCCACAATTACAGACAACGGACACGCGCCAGGAGCAGTCCATTTCATGAACCTATTCCAAAGTGTTGTAGACAATATTTCACAAGGGTCAACGCGTAGAGGAAGATTTTCACCATACCTTCCTGTTGAACATCCCGACATTATGGAATTTTTGGAAATTGGAACTGAAGGTTTCCCAATTCAAGATTTAACACATGCGGTTACAGTTACGGATGAGTTCATGGAACAAATGGTAAATGGAGATAAAGAAAAGAGAGCGATATGGGCTAAAGTAATTCAACGTAGAGGTGAGATTGGATATCCATATATTATGTTCACTGACACTATGAATAAAAAAGCACCTGAAGTTTATAGAGATAAAGACATGAAGATTTACAACTCTAATCTTTGTTCTGAAATTGCTCTACACAATTCAGAAGAAGAGTCTTTTGTTTGTGTATTGTCATCTATGAACTTACTTCATTATGATGAGTGGAAAGATACCGATGCGGTTGAGATGATGGTTTATTTCCTTGATGCAGTCGTTACTGAGTTTATCACTAAAATTGATGACATAAAAAACAGTGGAACCATCGAAGGACGCAGAGCATTCTTTTACCTTGAAAAGGCTTACAATTTTGCTAAAAGACAAAGGGCTCTTGGTTTAGGTGTTTTGGGTTGGCACTCACTTCTTCAGTCTAAAGGATTAGCTTTTGACAGTAAGGATAGTGCAAGATTAAACATTGAGGCGTTCAAACTTATTAAAGATAAGTCATACAAAGCGTCTGAAACATTAGCGGAAATGTTCGGCGAACCTGAAACTCTTGTCGGATATGGTAGAAGAAATGTGACACTAAACGCAATTGCTCCTACAACATCTTCAGCATTTATCTTGGGTCAAGTATCACAATCAATCGAACCAATTTGGTCAAACGCTTATGTAAAAGATGTGGCTAAATTAAAAGTGACTATTAAGAATCCTGTACTACAGAAGTTATTGGCATCAATAAAGAAAGATAACAAGGCGACGTGGGATAGTATTAAAAAACACGATGGCTCAGTTCAACATTTAGAGTTTTTAACAGAAGAACAAAAAAATGTGTTCAGAACATTTGCCGAAATTAATCAATCAACTATCATTAACCAAGCGGCAATTAGACAAGATTTCATTGACCAATCACAGTCATTGAACTTAATGATTTCACCTGACATGCCAACTAAAGATGTTAATAAACTTCTTATAGATGCTTGGCAGTTAGGTGTTAAAACACTTTATTATCAACACTCAATGAACTCAGCTCAGGCATTCTCAAGAAAAAAACTTAATCTTAATGATTTAGTTTGCACGAGTTGTGAGGCATAAGACGTAAAAAACGACAATAATGCGTGAAAAACCCGGCAAGTATTTTGTCGGGTTTTTTTGTTTTCAAAAAAAATAATAGGAATATATTTATGTAATATGGCAGATGGTAAAACATATGGTATTAATTTTCCTTTCAGACAGAGTCAGGACGGAAAGTATCTATCATTATCACAAACACCTGAAGAGGAAATACGAACAGATTTGTTACACCTTATTCTTACGAGAAAGGGTAGTAGATATTATTTACCAAATTTTGGTACAAGAATTTATGAATTTATTTTTGAACCGATGGATGGTTTATCGTTTGAAGCTATCAAGGCAGATATAAGACAATCGGTTGATGAATTTTTACCAAATTTAGTTTTAAATGATATTACTATAACGCCATATACTGATGAACTTGAATTAGTTGGTAATATTAATATGGAAAACATTGGTGTTGGTGGTATTTACAGAGTACCCGGTACAGGTGTTGCGGACTATACAGCAAAAATAAGAATCGACTATACTATAACAGATAGCACCTTCAACAATAAGGATTTTGTTATTATCAATATTTAATATAAATGGCACAAAGAAGAATTTCATACGCAGATAGGGATTTTGAGGCGTTACGTCAAGACCTTATTAACTACACTCAGGAGTATTATCCTGAATTAATTGATAATTTTAATGATGCGTCGGTATATTCTGTATTTTTAGATTTAAACGCAGCTATCGGTGATAATTTACATTATCACATGGATAGGAGTATTCAAGAAACTGTTCTTCAATATGCTCAACAACGTTCATCAATTTTTAACATAGCCAGAACTTACGGATTAAAAATACCCGGTAATAGACCTTCAGTATCACTTTGTGATTTTTCAATTACGGTACCTGCCTTTGGTGACCAAGAAGATACTCGTTATTTAGGAATATTAAGAGCGGGTTCACAAGTGGTTGGTGCAGGACAAACATTTGAGAATGTCTATGATATTGATTTCTCTTCACAATATAATAGTGAAGGATTTCCGAATCAGACTAAAATACCTAATTTTGATTCCAATGGTAAACTATTAAACTACACAATCACTAAAAGGGAGGTTGTTGTTAATGGTATTACTAAGGTATTCAAAAAAATAATTACACCTGCAGATGTAAAACCATTCTTTGAGTTTTTCTTACCTGAAAAAAATATTATCGGTGTTACGTCAGTAATTCAAAAAGATGGAACATCATATCAATCAGTACCAACATCATCTGAATTTTTAAGTTCACCTGATAGATGGTTCGAGGTTGATTCTTTGGCTGAGAGTAGTGTGTTTATTGAAGACCCAACAAAACCGGCAGACAGACCCGGTATTAAAGTTGGTAGATACATTGAAACGGAATTAAGATTTATAACAGAATATACTCCTGAAGGATTCTTAAGAGTTCAGTTTGGTAATGCAACAGTTACTGCTGACGAACAATTAGCTCAATTTTCAAGAGTTGGTGTACCATTAAGAGTTCAAGATTACCAAAATAATATTGGGCTAGGTAAGACGGTAAAGGCTAATACGACACTGTTTGTCCAATATAGAATTGGTGGTGGAACCGTTTCAAATATTGGTGTTAATTCTATTAACCAAGTTGGTACTGTTAACTTTTTTGTTAATGGGCCTTCAGCAAATATTAATCAACAGGTTGTTAATTCGTTAAGAGTTAATAACGTGACTGCAGCTATTGGTGGTGCAAATCAACCAAACATAGAAGAAGTTAGAAACATGGTAACATTTAACTTTGCATCACAAAACAGAGCCGTAACAGTTAATGATTATTATGCATTAATTAGAAAAATGCCAGGTAAATTTGGTGCACCTGCCAAAGTAGCAATTACTGAAGAAGATAACAAAATTAATATTAATATTGTTTCTTATGATTCAACTGGTAGTTTGACACAATCAGTGTCAAATACTTTAAAAACAAATTTGGCAAATTATCTATCAAATTATAGGATGATTAATGATTATATATCAATCAATGTTGCTCAAGTTGTTGATTTAGAATTTGACATATCTGTTGTGATAGATGGTGCTCAAAATCAGGGAGAAGTTATTACTAGAGTTATTGATAAAGTGCAAACAATAATGAGTCCCGTTTTTAGAGAAATGGGTGGTAATGTTTATATATCCGAATTACGAAGTCAGGTACAAGATGTTCCTGGTG